TAGCTCTTGATACATTTCTGCATCATTTGCCCCCGACCAGTGAGTTTATCTTAGGAAGTAGGAGTCCATCCCCACTTCCACCTCGTGGCTTGAGGTAGATAGCTTGCATGGTCAAACTCGACCAGATTTGCTGAAGCCATCTTGATTCTCCAGTAAAGGTTGAGTGAATAACGTTCATGTTTGTCGATTTCGACTATACGAACGTTCCTCGCACCAATACCGAGCGATCTCCAATAGGATCTCTGAAGATGAGAATCATACCTTCTGGTTAGATGACCATTAGATATGACTCCTTCACTAAAGATCCCAAAGAGGTCACGGTCCCCTACGAAAGGAATACGTAAGGTTCCACAACGTCCACGGAGACCACGCTCATCTCGCTGTTTAAGCTTGGATCGAAGAGCTTTGTAGATATAAAACCTACGAAGATTCGAGTATCCAAACTCATAAGCTTGATTTGCGTTGCCTACGAACGAAGCAACAACACGCTCATCAATACCTTCCTTACCATAGAAAGGTATAGTATAACGATGTGGCGTGATGTCGTTTCCGCTGTGGTAATACTTACCACAACTTTCACGAACGAGAGCAGAAGCCATAAAGCTTTTCTCTCTGTTCACCTCGAAACGAAGACCCTCTAGTATCTGAAGGACATCCTCTGTAACTCTAGTGTCACATAGAATGTCATCACCATAGACCGCAAAATCCAGCAGTTTTCTCTCGTATGGATTGTTGGTAAGTTCTTCCAACAGAGAGATTATATCACCACTGCTGAATCCGCTAAGTCTACCATGCTTGTAACGCAAGTAGGCCAATATGACAATCGATGTAAAGATTACGCATTGCGTTGGGAAGCAAACTGCTGAACCCATCGGTGCGAACTTCCTTATTTTGATCGTCTGGCCTTTGTAGGTTACCTCGGATGATCGGGTTGCGGCAAATAACCGAACCCAACTGACAGGAAAAACCCTCTTAACGAGGTCCCATCCAACAGAATCCGAAGCAGCCGACAAATCTATAGTGTCTAGGCATAGATGGACAGAACCATCATAAGCTAGTCTTTGGTTCCTCGTCTGATCATTGATGTTGACAAATCGGCCTAAATAGCCTTTCTGTATGGCATTGATAAAACAGACGAGAAGCCCCTGCTGAAGGAACTGTTTCTGTATTGGTTCCCTGCAGATAGATCGGGTCTTGAACATGTCTTTCGGCACGAACAAGACTTCAGCCTTGGTCACAATCTTTTTCGGTGACTGAAAATCGGTAAGGTAGCCCTCGGCGTCGTCGATTGGATTGACGAGCGCCTTAAGCATCCTTTCTGTCATAGCATCAAGGCCGAAATTTCTGTGTTTTTTATCTACAGATTTCCCGGCACCACCTGCCACTGTACCTGGACCATGCTTCGGATAGAAGTAGGTCATATCGGGTAGCGGCAAAATAGTCTTGACTATCGTGTTCAAATCAGACACGTAGTCTTCGCCTAATGCTACATCAGTTAGACGTCCCTCTACGCTTGACCAATCTCGAAAGGAGACTTGGTCGAGGTCCTCGCGCTCATAACGCATCTTCTTTAAGAAGGTGCAGAGGCTGAGAATGTAACGTAGATATAGGGATTTTCCGGTTTTCCAAAATTCATGGTACTCCTTAAAAAATGGAGTATTTCTGAACTCGGAAATAAAGGGTCTGTCACCAGTACCCTCACTGTGGATAGCTTCGTTATGAAGAAGCAAATCCCCACAGACGGAAAACTTCCTCACAGACTCCTGTATAGGGGCCTGTAACAGGATCCGAAGCCAGCGTCTATATAGATATGCTGGTTTGAGATTCTGAGGATAAGGAAGCGGACTATCCGACAAGAGAGCAAAGAATGCGCAAATTCCATCAACAACATAAAAGCTGTTGTGTTCATCGCACACTCCCTGCGCAACGAGCGCGGCCGGATCGACGAAGATGTCAATCTGGCCAGAGTCCGAGGTTGGAACTCGAACTCGAGACGGAATCATGACGCAAGATTGTTCGTGATTCCGAACCCGAGGCGCTCCACCACGCTGGTGTCAGGTACGCCTGTCGTCCCGTCAAAAGCAGGGAAGACGGCGCCCACGACCACTTGGATCAGTCGAGTCATATCGGCAATTGGTGCCGGATATTTTCCCGGATAATTCCAAGCGATCAGCGCTTCGTAGGCCCCAACAAGGGGCTCTTCGAGTGCAGCGTCGTATCCATTGGTTGTAAACCGGACACTGACGCGTGTCACATTCGCTCCGGCATTATATTCATGCCGGACAACAAGCTCAGTCTGATCCGCAACATCGCCCGTAATAAGGGCGAAACGCGAGGTCGAGATCAAGCCGTTGGCGGACACAGTCGTGTTGATGAGAGCAAAATCGTTCTCATCAAGAACCGACATAGCCGCGTTCTTCGTTGTGACTGCGGTGGGGAGGTTTTCAAGAGCGATGGTCATTGAATGCTCCTTTCGAGCATAAGTAGCAACTAAGAGTTGCTAGGACTGGTTGTTAGCGTGACAGAAATTGAAACGCTAATGCCGCCGTACTCGCAAAGTATGCGGGCCCGGCAGCCCGACGGAAATCGAATCTCGACTCGCGTAGAGGTGGCACAACAGCCGACAGGTGTCGGATGAAGGTCACAAACTCCACGTCAGCCGAGGCTAGACTGAGC